TTGGTAAAGCAGGTTCACTTGGATTTGGAAGTAGGACAATGGACACCTTCTCCTCAGAGGGTGCGGGGATTGTTGGAATAAGAGCGTTGGATGATATGTTAGAAAGAATGCCCAAGAAGATTCAGCAAGCGATTATGAGAAGGGCAATGCAACAGGGACTAAAACCTTTTTACCAAGAAGCAAAAAGACTTGCACCAGTACAATGGCAAAGGTACGAGATATGGAATGAGAATGGCGGGTTTATGAGTGATGTCTTTAACCAAATAACTCGTAGACGTAGAGGTAGACTGAAGAAGTCAGTTGCTCGAAGAACAAAAAGTAACAAGTGGGCTAACACATTTTCTGGTAACCTATACTCAAACATCAAAAAGTTTAGGACATTTTATTCCCACTTGACTGAATGGGGAACTCAAGGTCATTTCATAAACAATTACTTTGGGCATAAAGGTCATAAAAAATGGGTCAAAGGGCAAAAGGCACAGAAGTGGATGACTAGAGCGTGGAAGAAAAAATGGAAAACATCAATGAGAAACTTCAGGAGAGTTATTAAGGCAGAAACAAAAAGACAGTTTAGGATTTATTTATTGCAACTAAAAAGTGAAGAAAGACGAGGCATGGTTTCGAGTATTTAGATGGCAGACGAAATAGAAAAAGCAATTAGAAGTGTACTTGTTGCGGATACAGATGTAAATGATTTGGTGTCTGGTCGCATCTATCCTTACATGAGGCAACAAGGGCAGGACTTTCCTGCAATAGTTTACACTTTAGATTCAACCGAACCCGCACATGGTTTGGGTGGCTCGTTAAGTTTGACAAGGGTTAACTTAGCAATCGAGCAATGGGCAGAAACTTACAATGAAGCAAAGCAACTTGCAGAAAAAGTTAAAGATGCTTTGGACAACTATTCTGGTACAAGTGAAGGCGTGGCAATAAAAAGTTGTTACCACGATAATGATAGTGGGAATGTAGACATTTCCCCAATTGGATTGGATAGAGGAATGTCCTCTATTGATAGTGATTATGTAATTTGGTATGAAAGTTAGAAACAAGGAGTAACCCAAAATGGGAGCAGTAACAGCAAACGGAACAACAATAACGGTAGACAGTCAGTTAATTGGGGACGTAATATCAATAGCCGCAGTGTCTGTATCAGTCGCTACTATTGATGCAACAGATTTAGATTCAACATGGCGAACTTTTATAGGTGGTATCAAAGACGGTGGCGACTGTAGTTTTGAAATTGCCTATGACCCAAGTGACACAGCACACCAAGCCCTTGAAACAGACATTGACGGTGCAAGCAAGACAGTCAGCATTGCTTGGTCAGATGCAACGACTTGCACTTTCAGTGCAATAATTACCTCTTTCTCCCCAAGTGCCGCAATTGATGATAAACTAACTTGCAGTGTAGGAATGAAAATTACAGGAGCAGTTACTTTCTAAAACGGAGATATGAATGCTAGACAAAAAAACTATTCTTAACGCAGACGACCTTCCAAGAGAACAAGTTGTTGTTCCACAATGGGGCGGTGAAGTTTTTGTGAGAACATTAACTGGCACTGAGCGAGATGAGTTTGAGCAATCGTGCTTGACTTCACGCGGCAAGAACAAAGAAATGAATCTTAAAAACATTAGGGCTCGACTGTGTGTTCTTTGTATTTGCCAAGAAGATGGTACTCGTTTGTTTGATGCTAGAGATGTTGAGGCACTTGGTAAAAAAAGTTCTTCAGCACTAGACTTGATATTTTCTGTAGCCCAAAAACTTAATGGGTTATCTGGGGAAGATACCGAGGAACTAGCGGGAAACTAAAAAGCCGCCCCGAGCGGCAGTTTTATTTTAAGTTAGCATTGGAATTGGGCATGACGGTCAAAGAATTACTTTCTAAAATTGACTCAAGAGAACTTGCGGAATGGTCTGCTTTTTTTTCTATCGAACCTTTTGGATACTTTAGAAGTGATGTACAAAGTGGGGTAATTGCTAGTACCATTGCAAATTGCAATAGGTCTAAACATTCTAAAAGTTTTACGCCAACTGACTTCATGCCCTTTGGTGTAGATTGCGAGCAAAAAGAAATGACAGGTGAACAAATGAAAGCAGTGATGATGGGCATAGCAAAGAGCCAAAGCGAGAAAAAATAGTATGGCAACAATAGGCAATCTTTGGATTAACATAAAAGCAAATACTAAAAGTTTGCAGCGTGGCGTGGGCGGTGCAAAAAACTCTCTTGCCGCTTTTGGTAAGTTTATGACGAACCCCGCGGTGCTTGGAATTGCGGCTGTTACTGCGGCAATTGTGGTATGGGTAAAGTTGGGGAAAGCAATAGCAAGTGGCTTGGCTTCTGCAGTAAAAGAATCTATGAAGTTTAACCAATCAATGGCAAAGGTGGGTGCTGTTACATTAAGTACTGGCAAGGGCTTTGATGAGATGAGGGAGAAGGCACTTGAGTTAGGTAGAACAAGTGTCTTTACTGCCGACCAAGTTGCCGCTGGTATGCTTGCATTGGCAAAGGCGGGTCTTGAACATAGTGAAGTAAATGAAACAATAGAAGCAACTGCAAACTTAGCCGCAGCCGCAGATATTGAGTTGGCAGAAGCAAGTGGCGTTGTAGTAAATGCTATGCGAGCGTTTGGTTTGACCGCAGAAGATACTACACATATTGCAGACGTGTTTGCCTTAACAATGTCAAGAAGTAACACAACTGTTCTTGAGCATGCAGACGCGTTGGCTTATGTTGCACCAGTCGCTCGTTCTTTAGGTTTTTCGCTTGAGCATACTTCCGCTATGATTGGTGTTCTTGCTGACTCAGGTATTAAAGGCTCAATGGCGGGTACTGGTTTAAGACGTGTAATGTCTGCACTTGCATCTGAAATTGAAACTCATGGTGTACAAGCATTAGATAATTGGATAACTGCTGGGCATACGGTTAGCGAAGATTTAATTAAGTTCGGCTTGCGTGGTTTTAATGTTACTCAAGTACTCGCACTTATGAGAAAGAAGATGCTTGAACTTGGTCAAGAAACATTGACCGCTTCTGACATTGTTAAGAAAATGGCAGAAATGAGAATGGATACTTTAGAAGGAGATTTTATTAAACTAAAATCTGCGGTTAGTGGTTTGAAGATTGTTGTAGGTGATGAACTTGAACCTACTATTAGACAAATAACGCAAGTGGCGACTCACGCGGTAAACGCAATAACTACTGGTTTTGTTGAATGGGTTACAAGTGCGGAAAAAGTCGAATTAAGTATGGAAGATTTACAACTCGTTGTCCGTAGTATGTTCATAGGTACCCAAATGGCAATCCAATCTATGATACAATTTTTCAATGAGTCAATAAGAGAGGCGAGGCTAGTATTAAATATAGGAGAAATTATTGCCAACACGTTGGAGTTAATATCTGAAATTGCTTCAGGTTCGTTTGCTGGTACTGCAATTGAGTTAAATGATTTGGTAAAAGATTTTAAGGATGTTGGCGATACGGTTATGAAGGGTTGGTTTGGTAAACCAAATGAGTCAATAGATGATTTGTTCAATGAGATAGTCAAGGCATTCGATGAAGGAAGTAAAGCGGTTGAAGAAAAAGCAAAAGCGTCATCTGATAAGGTAGGCAGCCAATTCTTGGATTCGCTTGGATTAGGTGCATCGGGGTTGGCACAAATAGATGAAGCAACCGCAAAAATCTTGGATAAGATGTCTACATGGCATGACAAGTTGGGAGAACAGTGGGACTTTCACGGTTGGGAACAATGGGAAATAGATGCAGAGAAAGCACTCAGAGTTTTAGAAAAAATGGGCGGTGAAGAAAAGGCAATTGCAGGAATCTGGGAGATGATTGACTTTAGGAAACACATGGACGACTTGATTGAAGTAGAAAATCAAATGACTGAGATGCGTAATGAAGCAGATAGGATATTGGAGTCAGTTATGACTCCTATGGAAAAGTTTGAATCTGAAAAAGCAAACTTAGATAAAATCTTTGGCAACGGTTTTCTTTCTGATGAAACTTATGATAGGGCTCTTAAAAAATTAGAAGAAACACTAGAAGATAGTGAAGCAAAAATACAGTTAGGCGTGGAGCCAGGTAGTAACTTCTCGACAGAAATACAAAAAGGGTTTACTGTTGGTTTGCAGACAGCGATGGGTACAATTAAAGTTGCAGGGCAAGTAAATAAAACTGAACAAATTGCACAGCAATCTTTACAAGTACAGAAGAATATGAACCGCTTGAATGAAGCAATGGAAAAAAATACAGAGTCAACATCCAAAGCAGTAACCGGAACAGTAGATACTTCAATAAATGGTTTGGCTAAGTCCGTAACCGCAGGAATAAACTCAGCAAGGTTGGACGTGACGATGAACCAAGATAAATTGGAATCCCTTGCAGAAAAAAACAATAGCATCAACGAAACTGGTTTCACCAATGTTGTAAATGAAATAAAAAACATGGCTAGTAATAATACGGGCGTACTAACATGAGCATTGTATACCAAGAGCGTATTGGAAGTCGCTCGTTATCGAGTGACACCAAGAGTGGAAGTTTAACGGGAACAAGAACTTTTCTTATTTATGATGACGATGGCGACCCACTCGACCTTGTAGATGCTATGGAATATGAAAATGGTGTTTTCTTCGATGACGTTCACCCAGATATAGATGGCATATTCGCGGTAAGTTATACGGTTACCGCAAGTAGCGAAAGTGCTAATGTGTGGGTACTAACGTGGACATACTCAGCACCAGAAACAACTGATGGTGGCGGTGGCGATGGCGGTGACGGTGATGACGGTGGCGGTGGAAATACAGACCCGCATACCGACCCGCCCGATGGTGGTGGTGGTGATGGCGGTGGCGGTGGCGGTGACGGTGGCGAGCCGCCCGATGGTGGCGGCACAGACACAGACCCTGACGGTGGTGGTACTGGCAGCGAAGGTATGGGCGGTGGCGAAGGCGAAGGCGAAGATGGCGAGTTCTTGTATACGGGCGTTTCCATTACAACGGGGATAAGTTTGGTTGACGGTTATGTTGCAGGTGCAACAATTCCAGCCAACGGTGCTGAAACTGGTGAAGCAATTGCAAGCGGCACAGTTGTTCACGAAGGCGGTGAACCAGTAACAATTCCTGTTCCTACAACTGAGGTTTCATTATCTATTGTACGGTTCGGAGAAACATTTAGTTTGGGTGGCGTACAATCAGAAGCAGCCAAAAGAAACAGTGGCAGTTGGTACGAGTTTTCTTCTGGTTCGGTTCTTTTCAGGGGCATGAATGTTCAACGAACCAGCAGGTGGAGATTCGATGTTACGTTTTCTTTTTCTTGGGATGCATGGTCACACATGAGGCAAGTTCCGAAGCGTGACGAGGACGGGAAAGTTGATTATGAAGATGATGGAAGTTTAGAAATATATTTCAAGCAACCATTTCCAACCACAACTGGTTTTTGGTTCTCGCCATGACAAAAGGACAGTACCCAATTATCAACAATGGGTTGGGTTTACTCACACCTGAATTATGGGGGAGAGTAATGGCAATGCTGCGTGCCTTTGAATCTAAGGACGTGGATGAACGCAGAGCCAAAAGTAGCACCGCCTCTGCAAGTTTTTTTTTGGCAAAACTTACTGATGCCAAATGTGTTGCAACCAATAAATACATCTACGCTTGGGAAGAAGTTATCATTACCGCCATATATACTTTTTCTTCAGAAGGAAAAACAAGTGAAGGAGATACAGACGAATGGGACTTTGCCGCAATGAACTTACTCGAAGGAAATAATACGGGCAGCAACACGGCAACGGGTGTTGATGAAAGCAGCCCTAACTTTCCAGACGGTTATACATATCAAGCGATTGGTGGTGGGTATGCAACAAGCGGCAATACCGTTGGTTCGCTTGGTGTAGACCCAATAGTAATAATGTGGAAAAGCAAAGGCAATTATGTATTTACAGCCGCGAATAGTTATGATGGAGATTGTAACGAGCCATGAGTAGTAATCTTCAACTTGCAGGGGGTTGTGATTTTCGTTGTCCAACCGTATGCACTGAATGTCAAGTAAATGGCTCA